AGCGACAATTCGGATGCAACGGTGGCTCTGGGTGATCCTCATCTATGCCCCAAAACTGACCGTCAAGGTCTCCACATTCAGGGCTGGTCAACATGTCCAAGGTTGCACTCCACATGACCTGTTCAACTCCGGTGGCCCTGCCCATGTCCTCGCTGGCCTGGGTCTGTACCCGTGCCACTTCGGTATTTACAAGGCGCTGACTATCATAAGCGGACACGTTGAAGGTGTCTCGTATCTGCCTGCCAATCTTGTCTATGGTGGTGTCACCCTTCATAGCATCGACAATATTTTTTTGCAGAACGTCGATCATGTCAGCCTTGTTTGCCCAGATCCGGTCTGAGAAGAATTCTTCTTTGTAACTTGTCCTGATTGCGGTATTGACATATCCCTCCTTGAGGATGTTGAATTTAAGATTAACAGTCATACCGCTTTCCATGGTGTAGATGGTTTTGTAATAAGTATCTTTAAAAACAGACCCCAGGACAGCGGTTACTGTGTCAACCTCGCTTTCGCCCAGGCTCAAGCCCATATCTTTTAGCTTTTTTGTTGTCATTGCAGTAATAGCGGCTTTTTCAGCCGTGGTCAGTGACAGCATCCCATCTTTGGCATGGTCGATATAAATTTTCCCGATAATCTTATGCAGTTCGTCAAGTGCCGCAGACTGGTCAAGATATACGTCTTTCATGGCCGAATTAGCGAAGTTTTCGCCGTCTATCTTAATTTGCTCTATTTTTGAGCGGTATTCCTTGTTCACATCTTAGCCCCCCAATATGGGACTAATTGGAATATTAGGAACTGCATTAAGATTATTAGATTTTGTCTTGATGTCGGTGACAAGTTTTTCAGCCAGTGCCTGTTCAATGGGCAATGTTGAAGTTATTAAATTGACCGCCGAATCCGATGAGAGTGTCTCTTTTTTTACAGCATTCAGTATTGAAAGCAAAGAATACGTTTGAGGTTTATCTAACACTTTTTTAACTTCCGCTGGTGCATTTATACCATCCACACCCACTGCAGACATGGAATTATTTATGGAGGGTTGCGGATTTAAAAGTTCTGCACCGATACTGTTAGCTTTTGCCTCTTCCTTGGCCTTAGTTACCTCATTTTGAGGGTTATCAATGAAGGAGAACAGCGACAGGGCAGTTTCATTGCTTAATTTATCGCCCAGGGCAGTTACAACAGTGCTATTTGTAAGATCGTCTGATGGAATATTGGGAGTAAATTTGACTTTTATGTCCCGATAGTCATAACTGGTGTTTTTCAGGTTATTCATATAGATCAATAGCATTTCTAAGCGAGTTTTAACGCAGTTTGCCAGAGCCTTTTGATTTAACTTGCATTTTTCTTCCAAACTAATCAACCGGGCCCGCAGTGCAAGGCTTGAAGTGTTTGCGGACATTTTCTCGTTGCTATTGATGTGGCAAGCAATCTGAAACATCTTATCTTCGAGAGTTATCAGGGTGTTTTGGACAAATGTGTCATTGATCGCCTTGATAAGCCAGGATGCAGATCCGTCTCTGCTTTTGGTTTTCATAATGCCTTGTTTTTTCATTGTTGCAAGATCGCTATCCGCTACATCCAGGTTGTTCAGAACCAAATAGGCATTTCTGAACTCGGTTATCTCGCTGGAAATATCACTGAGATTATTTTCGAACGCGTCCTGTAAAGTTTTAATATCCTTATACAGGCTGTCAAGCCATCCCTCTTCACTGACTACTGCAATGCCAACCGGCACACGCCCAAACGGGTGAGAAGTTCTGCCAATCTCGCTGAATACCTCGTCACAGTGGATGATCTCCGAGTCTGTGTAAATATCTACATACATCTTGGTGTCGTATGGCCGCCTAAAAATATGTAGAAAAAATATTATATTATCGAAAGGATCAACATAAGCAATGCCGTGCCGAGGGCTGATTACTCTGCTGCAAAATTGAGCATCCTTGTCAACGTAGTACAGTTCATAGGCAGTTGAATAAATCAGCATGTTTTTACATAAGTTAGTATCATGGTCAGTTTTCCAGTGGGCGGTGGATACTCTCAATAACTCAATTATCTTGTCATCACCCTTGTGGCTGGTGTAGGTAATATCATTGCCTACGCTATAACTTGTTTCCTCCTTTAGGAATTTTTTGATAAAATTCGTATTTATCCTTTTGTCGTACCGGTCGTTTACGTAGCTGTAATTCCCTGCGCCTTCCGCATCCAAATTATATTCATTAATGAAAATATCGTCATAAGAGCCATTAGATGAAGCATTAAGGCCATTTCTGTTAGTGTCCGTGACTCCTAAATAGTACAGGTACATTTTGACATTTATGTGATATTGTCTCTGAAAGTTTGCGAAAACCTTAGTTAGTATTTCTTTATTAACATCTACATTGAAAACGGTAATCACCTCTTAAACAGTAATTTTCTATCCATAAACTCAATCCGGCAAACTACTACAATCTCCTTTATGTCGATCATCATCTGACTGACAACATCTGGAAAATCGTCATGCTCTGAGAAAAGCTGGCCGCTAAAGTCCATGATCTGATTGGTGGCCTGCGTATCGTCCTCATTGAAGATTATCTGGCCGGTATTAACCCCCTGGATGATAGTGCTTATCTTCTCATCTTTATTAGTCCGAGCCATCCGGTTTATAAACTCAATATCCCTGTTCTTCAGTTCCCGTTCCTTCGCTATCAATTCTTTGATCTTTAGCACATCAGCCCCGGAGTACAGGTTTTTCTCAATCGACACATGGGTAATATCCGGGTATGTCACCAGCAGACGCACGACGTTGGCGCAGAAGTCATCAAAGCCCAGCTTGGCGATTATGCCCTTTCGGACATAAGCAAACCCGTTGTCAGCAATAGACCCGACGCATAAGGCCGTATAATCCGACTTGATGCTTACGCTGCTCGCAGGGTCACAGACGAGGATAGTCTTTTCAAAGGTATGTTCCTCGATTTCCTCTGCCGACTGAGTCCGCATAGATTTAAACCATTTCTCACCGATCCGTGAGGCATCGTTCATCATTTCTTGCTTAAAGGCTATGGGGTTGTTAAAATAATCCTCAGCCAGGGAGTCGCATAGGTACTTATCTGGCCAGATCGTCTTGTACTGCATGGCTGATTCATTTTGATAATAGAATTCTTTTGCCTCAGCCACGGAATCTTTCAGTTTGTCATCAAAATAAATCTTATAAAACTCTTCCCATAATCCCGCATGGAAATATTCGTCAACATCAAAATCAACCACACGCTTCAGGATGTGTTTGTAGTCTCTATGGCGCAACAGCCGAGACATAAAGCAGTCTTTATGTAAAACTGTGCCTAGCACGATAAACTTTGTCGCTGATTTTATCTTTACACCATCCCGGAATACGGCCTTGTCCCCAGCATACCCGCTGTCTTCCACCCAAGTATTATATTTCTTGTCCCTGGCTTCCTGAGTAACAACATCCGCCTTGCCCTGAAAGTCATCTGCAACAATAGTGCTTGGTCTGCTTCCACCATATTTTTTCCCCCGCATTGACGAGGTGGACGAGATCGCCTCAATCTTTGTCTTGTTTGTAAGCTCAAGCTCCAACCTATTGACAGTGTATTCCTGGGCTTTAATCAACTTACCGAATCCGGCCAGGATGTATTCGTTTTCCTCAAAGGCCTGCCTTGCCTGGACAATAAAAGCCATGCTGTCTGATTCGGTTTTACCTGCCACCAGTGTATACTTGCTTTTTTTATAGCAGTGTAGCCAGACTGTCAGGGCAAAATCTAAGACCGTGGTTTTAGCGCAACCCCGCGGCCAGGCAACCTCTATCTTATCGTACTCATCTTGGAGAAACATTTTATCTAGTTCATCCCATACCTCAAGGTGCAGCGACGCTAACTCCCTGGCCGTATTGCCCGGTTTGGGTACAAAGGTGTCCTGTAGGAAATATTGGCAAAAATATGGGATACTGAGCGACCCTATCGAATGCGCCAGGCCCTGGTAGCCGAAGAGGTTATCAATGTGCTTCAGGATCAAGGCCTCGGTGGACTTTACCGCCTGACTAGGGCTAGCCCCGCTGGCTATAGACTGTTTGTAGATCGCTGCATAGAGGACCTGTCTATCCTGTTCCTCTTCCGTCTGGACCTCTAGCGCTTGGATAAGATCACCTCCTCACTCCTTGGTCTTTAAAAAGTGCATAACAGATGCCATGAAGAACGCATCTTTTGCATTGCTCACTCCCTGCTAAAAACTCTTCTAGTGTCACTAGACAATGATCCATGCCTGGCTGATTCTCGATGCCTACCAACCTCAATTCTTTATCGAATGCTTCATCTGATATCATAGTGAGGTGATCAAGTATTCTTTTCCTTGTTTCTTCTATAGCCACCCAATTGCCTCCCCTACTCGTTTACTGCCCTCAACCGGCCCCGCCTTATCATGGCGACATCCTCTGCGTATTCTTCTTTAACTATTGCTTCTGGTTTGCAGATGATGAAGTCTTCTTTGTTTTCCTTCTGTACTTTCATGTTTTCATCATAGGTCTGGATATAAATATTAACCGATCCTATCACCAAATTATTCGTTCTAGTAAAATCAACAAAGGCCTGGGCTATTCTCTCAGGGGTCATCCCTTTTTCAAACTTGATACGCATGGGACAGCCCTCCCTTTTGCAAACAGGTTACCGGTCATCTCATAACCGTCCTTATCATGCCATAGCAAATTAAGTTCTTCCAGTTTATTAGTAAATCTCCAAACCGTTATTCTATCCACCCCAAGCACCGTGGCAATATCACCTTGAGTCATCCTGTGTTTCTTCTTTCCTCTCCCTGTAATCAGTGTCCCGGTGTCCCATTCAATGAAGGAAGTTAGCTGTAGGAACATCCCCGCATACTCATAACTTAATATATCCTTAGGATATTTGCTGAGTTCACTGATAAATATCTTGACATAAGACAACTTGCCCCCGGTGTGTTTTGGTTGTTTTGATCCATCTTTGCGCCGCTTTCTGTGGGGGTTGTTCCAGAACTCATATAGGGGTGAATCTGTCTGCAACTGATCAAGTCGTATCGTCACAAACTCCCCACCATCAGGAACTGGCTCAATTCCAATACAGCACATTGTTTTAACTGCACTGACCTCTCTATTCATGAATTTAAGTAGTTGTTTATCCATTTATTAGGAACTCACCACCTGTTTCTGATGTTGCACAGATGCAACATAGCATAATGCCCCTTAGACATACTCTCACTAAGTGTTCCGGGTTTTCTCTGGTACAACCGTTATATAGTACTTATTATTTGTGCACTGATGTGCCCTTCATCATCATTTTACAGAGCGCATATCAATGCGGGCTGTTCATCAATGCTGTGAAAATTATAAAAATAATCGTCGGGCTTATCAACGGGCTTTCCATCATCTGGGAATGGAAGGTGGTACCCCCAGGCCTTATCATCACTTATCCTATATCTAGTTGACATAGTTAGCATTATAAGAACTTGACCTCAGTCCCTGTATCCTTAGTGTCCCAAGGGTTTGAGGTCTTTGTCATGTGTAATAAAGCATTATATAATCATGATATGTATGTAGTTGTTAGTGTCAAGTATAGGTAGTAAGCATGTGCACACAAACGTGCACACTCTGGCGACCCTCAGCCAGTGCACTTGAGATTGATTCAGGTTCATCTTACATCATGTGCAATGAATGATTGCATGTACTCAAGGCATCAGTGATAGGAAGGCCATTGACTCAAGGTGCAATGAATGATTGCAGTACATTGATCTTAGTACATCACATCACTTAGACTCAAGTGCACTACTCTATTGTCTCAGTATCTGTTGCCTGATCTATGTCGTCTATATCTATATCGATAACCTCTGCCTTATTCAGCATTCGCATATTTTGAAACGTCTGCATTACTTCATTCAGCATGGGTACTTTAACCTCTACAACATTCTCTATTTCCCTCTTATCTCTCCATTGATCTTTGCGTCTATTCTTGAGCCAGAAGAAGCAACTAACTGGATCGGGCAATACTTCTTTTGTGATGACCTTTGTAATCTTAAGTTCATACCCTACTAATTTACCTTCATCATCATATACAGGCATATTCTCTTTAGTTACCTCGTCGTATCTAAATCCTTGAGTTCTTTTATACAATGCATTTTCTACGGTAACATCAATAATCTCTTTACCATTTTTTAAGGCCTCGCAAAGCTCGCCATGGATTTGCTTATATCTATATAGGGTGGCCACATTAATTCCCAGGTTTTTACATATGTCTTCATTAGTAAGGCCATCTCTTGCCCACGCAGTAACGAGGGTTAACTTGTTCTCTACTTCTTCCCATTTTCCTTGTGCCATAATCCCTCGCTCCTTCTAAATAAAAAAAAGCAACTACCCGATTGATAGTTGTGTAACTGAATTTGTAAATCCTAAGTATTCTAAGATCTTTACTTGTCTAATCTCGCTATAAAATGTTTGTTTGCTGAACCATTCTATTGCATCTTGATTACGTTTGCTAGAGTTGCAGCTTTTGCATGCGGGCACAATATTTTCTTTGCTGTAATTCCCATCCTTAGTTACGGGAATCCAATGATCTTGAGTTAGTGGTAATTTTCTACCACAATATGAGCATTTTCCGTCAAAATATTCCTTTGCTTCTCCCCATTGCAAAATGGTCAGTGTATGGGGCAATTTGTGTATTCTTGCATTACGGCTGTGCCAAAGAATATGATATTCTTCTGCGTGCTCTTGTCGGTATTGCTTCGCCTGCTCAGCGCGAGCTTCTTTATTATCTAGGGAATATTTCTTCGCATACTCAAGAATGGTTTCTTTGTTTTTCTCATAATATTCCTTCTTGCTGAACGCAAGAGCTTCTTTATTTTTCTCACGGTATTTCTTGCGACGCTTAGCGGTGCATCTTTTGCATTCTGCCTTAAGAGATTGCTCCGCCTTGTTGTTCCAATAAAAATAATCATTTGTGGCCGGGTATCCTCTACCACACTTACTGCAAATTTTCATAAAATAATAACCCTCCTAAAGGTTTTTCTTTTTCCTAAATAGTAAGGTGGGAAACAAGTAGGAAGCTTGTTTGTCGGGCTGCAGACCCTATCCCACGTCTATATTATACCATACTTTAGTTACCCAATCGCATTGTGGTCAATCTCTCTCACTAGGGGGTTGCCACGCTATGATCGGAGCACCATGAAGAGAATCATACACGCAAGGTCTTACTCTCGATACAGAGCAAATATGAAGGCCTGACGGTATATGAATCAAGCAAGGGCATGAATGATACTAATTTATCATAAATCCGATACTACGGCTTGTGTTTTTCCTTTGTGATGCCACAATATGTAGTTGTCTAACTCAAATTTGACACATAAAATGAGCACCCTCGAAAGGGTGCTCATTAATAAGTTATTATTTATTAATCATTTTTAATTTTTCCTACAATATTAAATTGACAAAAGTCTACTACATTACCATTGAATAATAATTCATATTTTCCATCATTAGCTCTTAATTCAAATAGTCTTTCTTCTAAGTAGCTTTCTATCATATTTTCATTATGTTTCAAATATTCTGTATCAATATTATGCCTTTTTAACATTTCTTCAATTGCTTGTTCAACTGCTTCTGATGCTCTCATAGCTACTTCTTTATAAACATTCATACCAGGTATTGTACTTCTTGTCCCTGCTCTCCTGGGTGATAACATCGTTCCGGCACTGATAATCATCTTGTAGCCACCTTTCCATTTTTATATTATAATTATATCACATACTGTTTGATAGGTTTTCCCCATACCTCACTACATTCAGCGCTGCCACCACCATATAATGCGGTTGGGCTAACGCTTATTATCCTAGTTATTATATCGTTATCATATATGTCGCCCTTTTTATAAGATCCGGCAGTGTGGGTAAGGAAGATCGGCCGTTCGCCCATTAGGCGGTATAACCATTCCATGTTGGCGCCCCCTTTATCTCCCAAGTATCAACTCCATAATCTATAAGTATAGGTGTGCCAATAAACGTATGATATAAATAATCATGCAGTAATAGCTTATCCTTCCAAATATCTGCCTCACTTGCCAACTCATCAAAATACTTTGGATTGATTAATATCACAACATTGCTATTCTCACTAATGGCCTCTTCCAGCTTTTTACTAAGTGCTTTCATCTTCCTCCACCGCCCTTCGTGTGCCTTATCTGTAAAGAGTGGAAGGGCATTAAGGCTAATGTCCTTGTCGAAACGGGTAATTAATCCGATTCTATCCACATCTATATTATATCATACTCTTTCATTGGGCAACCATTATTACTGCCTACTCAATCGCATCTTTTGCGTTTTCTGCATCATCATTATTTATATCCATCCGTGTCATACAAAGAGGGTCACTTAAGCCACTTATTGGCACCTCTTTGTTCTTGCGCCTTTTCAATTGCCTGTTCGATAAATAAGGATTCTCTAATTTACCTCTTTTATCAAACTCAGGATCATTGTATTTAAGCCAGTACCAAGTGGCATCTTGTGACAAGTTAAACACCTCTCTATAGTATTAGTAAGCCGTGAAATCGGGTAAAGTATAGCCCCTTAAAACAAATAATTCGAAATCTTTTTTGCTATTTGGGTTATTCTAATATTAACCGTCGGTTGGCTTATCTGGTATTTCTCTGCTATTTCTTCCTGGGAGTAACCATCAAGCCACAGTTGCAAGTATGATCCCTGCTTTAGAGTAGCCACGTTTTCTAATGCACCCATCAGATCAATATAGACAGAGTGAGCAACGGTATCTCCCCGAGTGGCACAATTTAACAAGTCGTTTAGGTGCATCAGTAGGCTTTTGATAATTCCTGTGTTTTCGTAATCGGCCCGGTTTAAGAGTGCCCAGTTCAGCGTGGTTTCTCTCTTCATGCTCGTCCTCCCTATAAAACCATCAATACGTACCAGAAGAATGCAGCCTGTGCGATTGAATATAGACATTGAATACCAGTTATTACCTTGTCTTCGTGATTGGTGACACCGAACATCTCTACCATTGCAACAAAAACACTCAAGCTAAAAAACGTCCATCCAGCAATTTTAAATAACATTATTTTTCTCCTTTTCACATTCCCCTAGTTTCCCATTATAACTCTGGCAGTTCCCGCAGTTATCAATTACTCGTTCCTCAAATTCGGAAAGCGGCTGGTAGTCTTTCCGCAACTCCCAAAACTGACAGCCGTTGGTGTAGGTTCGCTGATACTTCATTACTTGGCGCCTTTGATTTTATTTATCCAGTACCATTTATTATTTAACTTTTCCCATCCACCCTGCTCACCAATCCGTGAAAGGGTACGTTGATATATGTGGATGTTTACCTCCCCCGCTATTGCACCAGCTAACAAACCACAACTAAACCATATTAACCACATCATCAGCCCTCAGCCTCCTTTATTTTCCTGCATTTTCCCAGCTTCCAATCATAAAAGCCCCTCGTTGCCATAGTTTGTGCGAGAGCGTTGTATCTCCAGTGCTAACCTCTTCAGCAGGTCATGGCCAGCGTTTGCTTTTTCTTCCTCCAGACATTGAATTAATGCAACCGCCTGACGGTAATTCTCACCCAAAAGACCTAAATCAAGTTTTAGTTTCTGGTTTTCCGCTTCCAACTCATCTCTCTCGTCTATTACAGTAGCCATTCCATCTGTCAACCCATCCATCGTTACACGTGCACGCTCTAGCCGCTCTAACATCTCGTCCCTCTCGTCCAGCAGGGTATTCATTGTCTTTATATCTATGGGTAGTATGGTTAAACATTTATAGTAATCGTCCTCTGGTCCTATTTTTTCATCAAAAAACTCCAGGTCCTTAATACGTTTCCTCAAACTCTCCACATCAACTTTCATCATTTACATCTCCTTTTAGTTTGTTATAAACGGCATCAAAGCAAAGAACATTATCAACAAGCTTGCGCTGGCTCCTGCCTAAACCCCATCTAAGAAGAGTCTCCAGGGCTCCTCTTATCACTACAACCCGTGCCTCTAACTCAGCGATACTAATATTTTTTTGGGTATTTTCTGCTAGTAGTTTTTTGTTCTCCACTTCCAGCAATTCAGTTTTATGAGCCAGTTGATAGATAAATTCTTCTGCCCGGGGAGATAACGGTTTCTTGTATTTCTCGGTTTCGGCCATTTCCTTGTTCATTTTGACGCCTCCCTTTTAATATTTTGGATACAATGGGTCTACAATCTGCGTTTCTCTCACCCTTGCCCACTCTAATGCCCTTTCGATTGCGAGTTCTATGGTGTCACCTAGTCCCCATGCATATGGCTCCCAGCCTTCGAGCCAGACTTTACATTCAAACGCCCCTGTTGAAGTCAGTTCCAACCGCCAGCGATCATAGTTTGCGAAGGTCTCCATATCAATCAATCCGCATCATCCTCCTTTTAGGTAGGTGTCAACCCTTAAACATAAACTATCTAAAGACTGTTGATAAATCTTAGTCCTAGGGGTCATAACCATTTATTGTGTCTTCCCATCGTCTCAATTCCTCTTTAGATCCCCTCAGCCACCAATAACCTGCGGCCCAGAAACATTCACAACCGGGTAATACCTTTTTATCAAAATACCGACCCACTTTGCACCAATCGTACAGAAGGATATACACCTTGTTTCCGTCAATCCGGTAATTGTCAACCCCTAAAGTATCAAGTAATCTTTCCGGGTGTACTTGTATGCTCATGATCCCTCCTCCATCCCCAGCGCCTTAGCCCAACACTCGGGGCAATCTCCCCGGTCAGTTTTACAGTAGATGACATGTGACAAGCCAAATAAACCTGGACATCCTTCCCTGATAATGCCCCTACCTATTTCCTCTTCGCCTATTTCCTCAATTAACGCAGCAAGTATCTTTTTATAATCCATTTCTAATACGCCTCCATGAAATTAATCTGCGGATATTTATATAACAGCAATTTTTTCTTTAACCTGTAAACATCGGTTTTAAATTTAGATGATGCTTTTACATCAATCACCACAATCTTGCCATCAGAATAAGTCACCATAAAATCAGCGATATAGAAAATCGGCCTGTGTCTATGCCCTTCCTGATCGGTAAATCCTTCTTGAAGTAGGATTCCAGGCTGTAGTTTTATATCAATAATCTCTCCGGCTTTTTTTAGCAGCATCAGTTCACGGTATTTGTCAGCCTCCTTCTTGGAGTCAAATGTGCAACCATCAATCTCGGTTTTCCGGTTGTTATACTTTGTTGCCGGTATCACACCTAGCTTTTTTAGTTGCTCCTGTGATAATCTTGTCATGATATTTCTCCCCCTGCCAACGGGCACCAGATAGGCCTAGAACGAAAATCACGGCTCTTCATACTCTTGTTAATATGGTATCTATTACCTAACCGACCAATCCTTTCGGTGACTTCTGGATGTCTGCAACTATGGTGATATCTCGGGGGATCAATATTCTCACTGGTTAATCGTCGTGGCCTATGGAATTTGCACTCGTAGCATTTCAGTTTTGACTTATTCACGGTTACATCCCCTCCTGCCAGCTTTGCTGGCCTACTCGCATTCTCGGCTCATCATCCTCCGGTCGGCATAGTATCCTTTTCCAGGGAATCTTTAGGTCTCCGATATATGCCCCATCTCTTGCCTTTGCTATGTTAATCACAACCTCGGCCTCATCCCATGGGATTGTCGTGTCATAGTAGTTGTCCCGGGAAAGAAACATGATCATGTCGGCAATCTCTTCGGCCTGGCCGGAATCTCGGAGATCCTCCATCCCTGGGCGCTTATCCTCTTTTCTTTCGACTGACCGTGATAGTTGCCAGAGCATCAGGACTGGTATATTTAACTGTATCGCCAGATCCTTCGTCCGGTTTATAATGGTGCTCATCCGCTCATACCCCGAAGCATTTGTCCTGTCCTCCATCTGCATCCTGCCTGCATGGTCTATAACAAGGAACTGTGCTGCACCCCTGATCTGCTCTACCCTGACTAACCGGGACAGTTTATCTGGCGTGTTGGCCGATGTATTGACTCTGAATTTGGGCATGTATTCCATGATCGTTTCTTTGGCGTTGCGAATTTTCCCCTGCTCAAACCCGCTGAACAACCCATTCCGAAACTTTCGGAGCGATACGCCGCTCTGATATGCTAACAGCCTTTTCCAGAGTTGATTTTTCGGCATCTCATAACTCATGTACAATGTCTCCCAGCCTAATTCCACCGCATTAAGAGCTATCTCTACGGCCAGAGCAGACTTCCCAACCGACGTTCTTGCGGCCAATAGGCACACTTCCCCGGGCCTAATCCCGCCGCACAATGCTCGGTCTATCTCGGTTATCCCTGTGCAAACACCTCCTTGTTCGTTGTTGCCTGTCAACATTTGCTCAAGGTCGATCCCCTCACACACACTACTCGTATCAGAGGTGGTATTATCATCATTCAGGGCGGTTAGCAGGTAGTTCTCCAATTTTTCATACTCTGCGCCTTGGCTAAATTCTTGAGCGACGGTCGTGATTGTGGCACAGAGTTTCCTGCCTCGCCTGTGCTCATGCAAGATATCTAGATAGTGTGGCATCCGATTGGGTATGCACCCCCGACCTTGCAAGTCTACGAGTTCTGATATTTTTACATCCGGTAATTGAATATTTACGAGTACCTCGTCTGGTGTTATACCTTCGGCCATCATGCCTAAAATGGCCTGAAATATCTGTTTGTAAGTCGGGACTGAGAAGTCACTTGGCGTAATGTCATCCAGATAAGCCAACGTCCTATCCTGGTAAAGATCCGACATCAGAGCCCCTATAACCACTGCTTCAGCCTCTGGGCTCGCCGGTGGAACTAGTTGCTTGTCGCTCACTTCTTTCACGCTCCTTTAATATTTCTAGTTCCTCCGGGTCAAATCGGATGGAGTTATCTACCCCTGCCGAACCAATCCTCTTCTGTGTTTCATCGGTCCACCGTTCGCCATTGAGCCAAGTAGCGGGGTGGGGGATGCTGTCTCCATTGTCTCTCGTCCATTGAGGACAAGTCTTTTGATCCTTTATCGCGGCAAGCATTTTTTGTAAAAGGTTATTGTCGGGCTTTAGTTTAGCCCAGGCCACCTGAGCGGTTTTTTTCGCTACCTTCCTTGGGTAACAGGTCCAGAACTCTGTAAAACCTGCATTGTATGGCATATTTTTCTGTTTGGCAACCTCAAATATCGGATCAGGAGCCGTAGGCGATTGATCAATATCTTTTAGATCATTCTTTAAGTTCTTTCTTTCTTCTGTTATGGTTACCTGATGGTTGGCTGATGGTTGGCTGATGGTTGGCTGATGGTTGGCACCTAGGCTAGACCCTTCTAGCACTAAGGGGCGCTGGTGGTTACCTAATTGGCATTTTTTTATATTTTTGTCGTTTGTGTCGTTTGTGTTAAGGTCTTTAGCTTGGTCATTTGACATGTTATATTTTTCATAATTTACAATTTTATAGATAGTAAGCCGATAAGGGGAACTATATAAAGTTTGGATCATGGCCTGATCTTCAAGGTTTTTGAGTAATGTTCTTAGCTTCTGCTCACCAATTTTTAACCGGCCAGCCCAACTACTTCTGCCATAGATAAACTCGCCGTAATTGATGGTATAAAGCACCTGCCTATATGTAACCGTTTTAGGTTCTTTTGAAAACCTGGCAGCAAATAGCATTTCGCACCACACCTGAAAACATTGGGGGTCCTCATATATCCAGTGCTCTCTTATCTCTCGTCGTAATGGTAAAAAGTTTTCCATTTAATCACCTACCGCCTCCCCTCTAGCGACCTAAAATATTTACATACTCGCCGTCCCCATCGCCTCTGTTTAATCCAGGACAGGCAACCGTGTCGTTCTACCTGACCATAGTCCATTTGCCAGGGATGCATATTATAGGTGCACCTTGCTACCGGGACGTATATCGCACGTTTGATGTCGTATAGTTCACGGTCAATCGCTACTGACATCTAGGCCCAACCTTTCCACATACCCGCACTTCGGGCACCAGATAATGTCATATAGGCTGCCTCCGAAATATAAAGGGTGCATCTCCTGGCCACAATTTGGACATATCATGATTTTCCCTCCCCTGATTCAACTCTCCAATATATCGGCAATAACCATCTGCTTCATCTCAACCCAGCCGGGCCGGAACCACTCCGGGTACAGTTGCCTCACTATCGCCGCCAGGGATGTCCCCTGGTATTTGCCTTTGACGCTGGTCACCGTGCAAGACGTGCAGTAGACAGTGTTGTATTCGGTTAGTTGGCCGCAGGTAAGACAACGGCTCATTTACTCCACCCCCTCAATTCTCACCATTAATACCCGCTTTCCAAACCTTAGAGCCGCCGCATAACTTGGCATCCAAACATCTAACCTATTACCTCTTATCGCCCCGCCTCGGTCTGAGATAACCCCGGGCCCGTATCCAGGCACAAAGATCCTCGTTCCCGGTGGTAGCACCGCCCAATCACTTGCGATGGTTCCCGGTTCTGCGATAGCCCCTAATGCGGTGATGCCGTAACCTCTGCTCCCTGGGCTTTTCCCTGTGCAAGCCTGACCGTTACAGTACGCAGTCACTGTCATCACCACTGTCCTGCTCGTATCACTCCGGGACGGTGCAGAAACCGTCATTATGGGTCTCTGCGTTTGCCTGATTATTGCCGGTTTCGGTAGAGTGTCCAGGCGCAGGTAGGTCGGTAGTAAACATGTGCTTAGGAGCATGGGCAGAAGCAAAGATATTATTTTCGGTCGGATGGGATCTCCCCCTTTTCTTCTTGCAACCGTAGCCTGTGTCGGTATATCCGAAGATAGGCCGCGTTCTCAGTCAGCCCGAATACCTCGCCAATCTTCCTATAAAACATTCCCGACTCCCGCATCTCGACCATCTTCCCGATATCCAGTTCCACCGGGGAGCGACAGACAAGGTGCACACTCTGTCGCTCCCCATGGCGGATGTAGTCAAGGGCTTGTTTAGGCCGTCTTTTTGTCAAAATACAGAGGGCAAGTGCACACCAGTTCTCCTCAATTACAATTTCTGTGCATTTAGACATTACTTCTTACTCCTTCCCGACGGCCATACGCATTCTTGGCACGCCGTATCTATTTTGCTGACTTTCATCCCTCTGGCTATCCAACATTCCCTGTCGCACCGAGGGCATTTCGTCTTGACCCAATATGGCCGCCCTGTGGGGTAATCCTCAATTAAGGGGATAACATCATGAGGGAAGCGGGGCATTTTTTTCCTCAAAATGGCGGTTCTTCCTCATTGTTTGGGTCGAAGTTATCTTCAGACTGCGGCTCCGGTGCTGATGTCCCCGATTTCTGGCATGTGAAGCAAAGTGGCCGCCCGAGTTTTTGAGTTGAGTAATTGGACACCTTTAAGGTGATACCGGCTCCGCACTCCGAGCATACAAGCGGTGAGTCAACAGGGGTCGGTGTAGGTGTGGTAGGTGTAGTGGTGGCTTTTGCCGTAGGCGGAGCCGGTGTCGCTTGTACTGGTTTTGGTGCTGTGGTTTTGCCTGTGGTGGCATCTAAGGCATCATGTTCGGTGATTTCCAAGGCTGTGATGTAGAGATACCGACGGCTATATGTTTCAACTGCGCCCAGGTTTTGAATTGGGTGACAGCCTTTTAATTCTGCGGTTGCCATTGGAGATGTAAAGGTTAATGTCTCTTCTAGCTTTTCTGTATTAACCAGAACCAAGGTTGCCATTTCGGCAGTGAAGGTGATAAGCGGGCAAAGTTGATTATTTGCGAATAGTTGATTTGCGAATGGTAAAAAGTCCGCCAGCTCGTAATAGTCATATCCTACGAACTTATTCAGGCCTGATTTTTTCAGGTTCTTGTCTTGCAGTTCGATCCTGCATTTTAGGAGCTTCTCATAGATATTCATTAAATGATCCCCTTCCAGTTTTCATCCCAGTATTGCTGGAGTTTACACCCCTGGCATCTGATGTCATCGAACTTGATGCCTTTGTTCTCATCGCATAAGTTGCAGAGTTGGTTCACCAGGTCTGTTGCCTTCGCCTCGTCACTGTCCGGGTAGGTGCAGTCCCGACAATATATATTCGGGTTGTTTCTATCCAGAT